TCTTTTCAGTACGTTTTTCTTCTTTATCGTCGCCTTTAAGGCCACGACGCATTACGGGATTTGACATCTCTTCCATTCCTTCTTCGCTGTAGTTTTCGTCCATCTCTTCTTTGGCTTCATCCATATCTTCGGCTTCCATTTCTGCTAATTTAGCAGAAAATTTTTCCTTTAGGTATGGGGTAAAAGCTTCCTCAAGAGCGGCTTTGGCGTTTGCGATAGCTGCTTCTTTAACAGATTTAGCATCAGCAATAGCCTCTTTTAATAGGTTTCTATTTGCCATTGTTTTTAACCACAAAATTTGATTTGGGGGGTACGGTTATTCAATTCAACCGTAATCGGAATTATACATTTGTAAATGCTATATAAGGGATAGCATATTATGTCTATACATATGTATGGATTTTTCAAAATCGATAGAAAAAGAAACCCCTACATTTCTGTAGGGGTCTGCCCGAGGATACTATCCAAGGGGGGGCTTTCCTAAGGTAGCATCTTAGATTATATGATAGGGCAGGTGCCCTTAGCACATAGAATTTCGGTTAAAATTCCACTTGCTTTAGTGTAATGGTCGATTGTATTGTATTCTTTTCCTTCGCGTACTAGGTGCATATATGAACCTGGATTGGAGGGAGTTGAAACGAAATCCCAACATAATAATTCAAAATCATCTTGTACCTCTAGTGTACCTTCACTCATTTGTTTTAATGAACCCATACCGCGAGATGAAACACCTACTTGAACATTGTTTTCAATTAGTGCTTTTAAAATATTGCCTGAAATAGTTGGTAGGATCTCTATCTTTCCTACTACGTGGTCCCCATCCCAAAAGATATTTCGGATAATATGGGATACGTTTTTAAGGCTAATAATAGAGGAATCTGGATGGTCTAGCTCACCAGTTGCTCTGTTTTCCTTAACAATCTCCATGTATTTATCTATTTCGCGTTGCCATAGATCTTTTTTGTAGTAACGGCCGTTTCCGTTTTTAACGTCAGCCGTAGCTAAGATACCTTCTACAATAGGGTTGCCTGCTGAAGATTTAATACCTTCAGTTAGTTGAACAGGATTTACCTGAAATGCTTGGGTTTCAATTAGTACTTGTTTCATTACTTTTTGATATCACCGTATCCGCTTGACTTGTATTTTCCTTTAGCTGGTTCACCTTCACCTAAACCTGGTGCTTCTTTAGTGTAGCCGATTCCTTTAATTCCGAATGCCGCGTTTTCTACATAGTATGAAGAATTTTTTTCTAAATTCTTTCTTACGATTTCTTTTAGTTGATCAATAGTTTTGTCAACATTTTTAGGATCCTTCATTTCAGCGTAATATCCCTCTAAAAATTCTTCGCCGTATAAATTATCGATAAGATTTTTATTTCTATATTCGTATCCAGTTTCTCTTTGGTAATCTTCTACCTCTTTAGAGATTTTAGTATTGATAGATTTAGTAGTATATTTACCCGATGCTTTAGGGGCCTTAATTGGATTTTCTTGTTGTGAAGCATAAGTAGGTCCAACTCCTGTAGCTACGTTATATTCTTCATTTACATAAGTATCAAATGCTTTGAATGGATTAAAAGTACGTTGAGTAACTACTCCACCCGCGGCTTCACTTAAAATGCCTCTTTGTTTTAGGATAGTTGTAGCTTCGCTATATGTAGCAAAGTTAGTTACATATTCAGGAAACAATCTATGAGCTGATTTTAAGAACATATCTTTATGTCCTTTACCTTCCTGGATTAAGGTATATTGTTCTTGTAGGGTTTTCATATTATTGTTGTGGTATTACTGTTGAAATTGGATAGAATACTACAGCTCCTGATGATAAAGAAGCACTTGTTATATATAGTGGTACTGTAGTTCCTACTGGGATTCCTGTCCATAAAGCAACACTGCCTGTAGATATATTAGTACCATTATAATCTCTAAGACCCGAAAATGTAGCAGAACCCGAAACCACAGTAAAACCAGCAAATGAGCCTGTTACACTAGTAGTAGAAATAGTTCCAATCGTATTAAAAGCAGTATTTGCCATTTTTATTTATTTAATAATTCTTCAATATCGTTTAAATAATCCATAATTAAATCTGTAGGTACAACTACAGAATATGAACCTGGGTTTTCTTTATAGTAGGCTATTGTTTCGTCTTTTGCTCTATCAATAGCTGGGTATAGGCTGTTTAATCTAGCTTCGATAGCTTTAAATGCTTCGATGCGTTGATTTTGGAACTCTATTCTTTTAGGATCCGCCTCGTTTAATCTAGATTTTAACTTGTACTTATACATACCTATAAATATTATTTACCCCATAAATATTTAGTGTCTATAGCCTTAGATTGAGCAGCTAACTTTTTACTATCAACTGGTTTGAAACCAAAAGCTTTAGTATAGTAATTATTTTTTACACCTGTAGTTCCTGCTTTTGGACCTTTACCTAAAGAAGCACCAGGATTATTTTCACCTAGTTTTTTCATTTTAGGAGCTAATCTAAATGCAAATGGTGTAGCATATTGTCCACCAGTTCCAGGTGAAAATGAGCCTGCACCAGCTCCACCACCTGTACCACTCATCTCAAACATGCCCTTAATCTTTTGGTATTCTGAAGGATATTTGTTACGCATATGAGTTCTAAGATTATTTCTTAAAACTCTAAACTGGTTGTAAATTTCTCCAAATTTAGGATCATTAATTACTTCAGGATCTGTAGAAATTGTTCTAAGTGTATCTAAAGCACGATTAATATCTTTTAAGAGAAGTTCAAAATCAGGAACGTACACTACGTCTGATTCAAATCCTTCCTCACCACCTGGGGTTGGTTTGAGAATGAATTTTCTTCCTCTGGCTACTTCTTTGATTTTATTTATTAACTTATCCATTGGCTGCTTTAAGTTCTTCTACAAGTTCGCAGTATTGGAGTAAGTCAACTATATTTTCGTTTTTGATAGGTTGATTTTTTTCTATCTCAACGATAAGAGGTAGTACCTCGTGTAATTTGATTTGTACAGCTTTATCTGTAATGTTTTTACTAATCTTAGTTAACTCTTCTTTCAACATTTCAATTCTGTTGTTGTAAAAGGTTCTTAGCTTTGGGGTTGAATCAACTGAAGTAATAAATTCTTTAAGTACTTCTTTTTGTGACTCATATAAGTCTGAATATTTACCGTTGAATTTCTCTAATAGGATCTTATAAGTTAACATTCTTATATCCTTATCGTATGTTTGAAATTCTTGTAAAACCTCGTCTTTAACTTTTTCTTGATCAACTGGTCCTAATGTAAGGTGTTCTAGAATTGTATACTTATTAGATACAATTTGATCAGGACTGATTAATTCAGAGGACTGTTGAGCTTCAGTTAACGTATAAAAAGCAGCTTGTGTTTTATAATTAGGAAGTTTGGTTTTAAAGAACTCATCTAAATTATAGTGCTTTTTAATCTCGTTAATAAGATTATATTTTTCTCTTTTAAGAGTTTTTCTATTAAGCTTATTAGCAGATTCTAATAGGGTTTGAATAAGTAAATTTGAACGAGTTTCGTTTAACTTTTTACTTTTAGTTAATGTCTCGTATAACTTAAGTTCTTTACCTAATTCGCTTTTTACGAAAAATTTCTTGATAATATTTAATGCGGGAGATTGACCACCGTTAAGGGTGTCTGCTGTTACTTGGCGTACCAGCAATTCAAATAGAATACCCGTATTTTTATATTTCGAATGTTTAATATTCATTCCTATTAGGATTTATTATAAATATATTAAGATATTTAGTCAGTCAAATTAGACTCATCTAATAGCGATTCTTTAGCTTTATCGCTTTCAAATACTAACTTCTTGTGAAGACCCTCTAATAAGGTTTTATTTTTAGATAATTCGATTTTAGTAGTCTCTAATGCTAGAGGTGAACCACCTTTAAATTGAGTTCTACCTGTACTTTCTTGATCGTCTTTTTTCATATCTTTTCTACCTAAACGATCTCTACCTAATGGGTTATCCTGAGTGTCTATATTAGATGCTTTTTCTTTAGGACGACCTAATTCGGCTTTTTCATCGTATCCATCGGGTACTGAGGCATCCGCATATCTTTCTCTACCGTATAGAGATGCTAGATCGTGTGGGGTACCGTATGAGCGTCCTGTTTCAACTGGGTCATTACCTTCTTCAGCAATTTGTTGATTACGGAAAGCACGTTTCTGATCCTGAATAATTAAATCTCTATATTCATCGTATTGATCCTGACTAAACTGGAATACGTTATCGTAGATCCAATCAGATGGGATGATTTTGGTTTCTAGCATATCTTTAGCTAGAGCTACTTTCTCTTTTAATAATGCAACTTTTTCCTGTTCTGCAATAATAGATGGAGTAGTTAACTTAAGTTCAAAATTGGTTAATTGTTCACCATCGTACCCTTGTGTATACAAGTGAACCAAAGCAATCTTGTAAAGTTCAGACAATAAAATTCTTTGAATACGATCAATTGTACGAGCAAATCTAATATCTTCAGCAGCTAATGTAGCCTTACCTGTCAAGTCTTTCTCATAACCCATAAATGCTTTAGGCACTTTAAGGGCGGCAAATAATTTGTCTCTTAAGTAAGCAACGTCTTCAATACCATTGTATTCTAGACCTTTTGTAGTTTCAATTTTAGTAGCTGAGTCATTTCCTCTTACTGGGATATAGAAATCCTCAAGTAAGTTTTGCATGTTATACTTTAAGTTATATTCACCTGTTTTTTCGTCCATCAATGGAGTTTTCTTCATTGTGTTGATAGTTTTCTGCATAAATGCTTCAACTTCTTGAGGTGGGATATTACCTACGTTTACATAGAAAATACGTTTTTCTGGGGCGCGAGCAATTCTATGGATAAGCATCGCGTCTTCCATTAACACATATTGTTTAAACAAGCGACGAGCTGGTTCAAGATAAGAACGACCATATGGAAGATAGTTTACATCCGTTAATAAACGGAAGTGAGCCATTTCATAGTTATCAAATACAATTTGGTTTTCAGATGGTTTGGTGTTAGGAGTTTGGTAATAACCCGAACCACCAGTATAATAACCATCTGGGGAATAAAGGAATTGAACCTTAGCTGGGTTTTGCATATCAAAGTTTTCGCGTCTTTGAATGTGGTATGCTGTGTAAGGGATTACATTATAAACACCAAACTTTTCTGCGATTTCTAATTTTAAGAAGAAATCACCGTACTTACACATTTGGCGAACCCAAGACCAAAGGTTAAACTCAATGTTAAGTACATCGTAAAATAAGTTATAAAGAATTTTTTGGATGTCATCGTCGCTACTTCTAATTTGAAGCACTTCACCCATATCATTCTTTAAAGTACATTCATCAGATATAATATCAAGAGCAGATGCTACAATAGCATCTGTATCCATTGTATCGTAGTCACTATATAGATAAGTTCTAAGATACTGGTATTGTAGGTTAAATTGCTGGCCTAAGAGAGATGTAGCAGCGGGGTTAGTGTAAATTTTTCCAAATCTATCTATTAAAGAATTTGTTTGGAATTCACCACTAGTTTGGATGTGATCAGTGTCAACTACTTTGAGTTGACTTCCCCCTTCATTTCTGATGATTACATCAGTTGAAAAGAGTCTTCTTAATCTTGAAAATATACTAGTATCAGCCATTGCTTATTTTATTATCATAAATATTAAAGGAGCCAACGGAGATCTTCCTGTTGGTTTCCTATTTTTTGTGAGTAGGGATTTTGAATAGCATTACCTGAGTATACTCCTCCTTGTGTTTTTGTCATACTACCTAAAGCAGCACGAGTCATGTCTAGACCCTGTTGTTGGAATTTAAGTGAAGTGTCTCTTAGCAACATTCCAATACCAAACGACATTACTAAATCATCGTTATATCCACTTTGTGCCTCGGGGCGTCCGTTTTTCCAAATGAATACTTTCATTTCCTCTAGCAAACGTTTTGATTGAATCGTTACAGAGCGATCACCAACATATTCTCTAAACTTGTTTACCACTAAAGGTCTGGTTTTCATAGACATTGTAAAACCAGGAGTTAAATTGTTGCTGTTTTCATATCGGTTAAAATACGACTCAGCTGTTAATTGGTCACTCTTAGGTGACTGATAGAAATTCTGGTAGCCGCGTTCTATAATAGTTTCTATAGTTGCCCAACCTATTGATGCATTTTCTACTACCAATAGAGCATTGTTGTATTCGGAGGCTAGACCTACAAGAAAATGTCCAAATTCTTTTGGTGATAGTTGTCCTTTATATTCAGCAACTTGTGTATTAGTTTCAATATCCATTATATGACATGCTGAAAAGTCTCTACCGTCTCCTCTAGCAACGTCTGCTATTACCATATAATCTCGCGTATAAGAGGCAGGTTCCCACACCCATAAATTTTTATCTGCTCCGCGTCTTTCAACCGGTTCTTTAATGGTTGTTTGTGCTATAAATTCGATCCATTCTGGATAAAATACTGTTTCTCCCGAGGTACTAAAATCACAGTCACATTCCTGTGCTGCCATTCTAGGGTCACCTAAAAGTTCATCTTGTCGTTTCCTCCACGCTTCGTCCCTCTCCGGGTGTACGTACCAAGGTAACTTGATAGGTAAAAAGTCGTTCTCCTGAGATTCCGCTCTTACCCATGTCTGGTGAAACCAGTTTCCAGTTCCATAAGGTGTTGAAAGTACTATTGCTCCACCACCCGTGGCTAGTGTTTGTTGTGCTGATGCCCATATTTCTCCAATGTTTTCAATGAATGCGGCCTCATCTACTATCAGCAAAGATACTGCTTCTGATCGACCAGCATCACCTGCTGCTGATACTGCTTTAATTTGAGAACCGTTATTTAATCGTAACGTTAATTTGTTGTTTTCGTCTGCTGGTACTTTAAGCCATGAAGGTAAATTCTCGTACATGAATTTTACCTTAGTTACCATGTTTTTAGCTGTTTCTTGCTTTGTAGCTAAACAAAGTACGTTTTTATCTTTGTGGAACGTCATCCACCAAAGTGAATACCCTGCTGCTAATGTAGAGATACCTAGCTGGCGGGATTTAAGTACAATAGAGTATGGATTATCTTTCCATAGATTAAGTACTTTACCTTGGAAAGGGTATAGATTAAAGACAACACGGCCACGTTGTGGGTGTTGGATATAACAATATTTACGCATAAAGTGTGCTGGGTCCTGGGCACACTTAACATATTCTTGTTGGATTATTTTTCTTAGATCTTGATCACTCATAACTTTATAGTAGGAATATTAGAGTTACCCCTACAATCCCGGTTCCTAAACCTAATGCTGCCCCTTTCCAAAAATTAGATCCTTTTTCTCGTTTAAGGGCTTGTATTTCATCGTCTTTTAATCGTATTTGTAAATCTTTTTCTTTAACAACTCCTTTGCAATCATTTAAACGACCAACAGTATTTTCATACTCTTGCTCTCTAATAGCCATCAATTTACGAAGATTTCCAATGTCACGCAAGTAACTTTGCTTTTCTTGTTGACAAAAATCACCTGTCTCTAGGTCAACCATAATCTGGCGAACCATAGGTTCAGGGAAGCATATTAACGTATCGCCATTAACGACTGTAACGCTTTGAGAAATAGCCGGGAAGCTCATCAGTAGAAAGCTTACCAAGCTCAGCCATTTTTTTATCGTATTCATTTTTTACTCTTTTACGTCGTTTTTCTTCTTTGTGAAGTTCTACTAGAATAGAATCTGCTTGTGCACGTAGTTTTACGTTTACTGTCTCTAGAGAATCGGAATGGTCCTCTAGTTTCTTAATTCTAGCTTCGCTCTCGATTCGTTGCTGTTTCAATTGTTGTTGAAATGCCTTTTTATATGTGTTAGGCATCATGAACATTTGAAAAAGGATAACCCCCAGCAAGGTGATTATTACCAATAGCTGGGGGTTCTTTTTAATTAAGGATAGCATTATTTTAACTTGGCTATAGCTGCATCAATAGCCGGCTTAGCTTTTGCCCATTCAGCGGCATATTGTTCTTTATCAAGTACGCGGTTTGCGTTGTCTACAATACCTTTGTCTCTTAAACCTTTCAAGAATGCTTTAACCATCTTGGTTTTTTCTTGTTGTTTTAGTTGAGAGATTTTGCTTTTCTCAACTTTACCACCTGACTTGGCAAGTGTTCTTAATTCAGAATCAGATGGACCTTCTTTATCGTCAGCATAATATTTTCTATCATCGCCCATTTTGAATGTCTTTTGAGATGCTTTTTGGGCAGCAACAGACATTTTTGGAGTTGCTGATTTAGGACGACCACGCATTCCTGGCTCTTTTGGCTCTTTAGCAGGTTTATTTGGGTCTGCTTTACGACCACGTTGACCAACTTCTCTTTCGCCTTTTACTAGGTCGATAAATTTGTTAAGTTGATTATCGAATAAATCATCGTCTGGTCCTAAAGCAGCTTGAACGTCATCGTCGGCTTTAATGGCTTTACGGACGTCTTTCTTTTCAGCGTCTTTGTTTTTAGCAATTACTTTTTCAATAGCTGCTTTTAGATCGCCTGCTATTTTAGCCATTTCCATAAGTGACTCGTCTTCTGCTACTACAGCTAAAGTGTCGCCAGGTTTAACGTCTGAAGGGATAGATTCTCCTTTTTTGATGATTTTTTCAGCTTCGTTTAGTTCGCTGACGATCATCTCACGAATAGCTGACTTTAATGCAGATATTTTCATTTATAAAATATTAATATGTTTTGATATAAATATTATAGAGAAAGTACCTCTTTCAATTGTTTAACACGTTCTTCAGTAGTTCCCGAAATGTTGTGAAAGTTCTGCATTCTGTGCTTGTTTGACTTGATAAGATGGTTGATTGTAAAATCAATCAGATTACGATATTCAAGATCGGTTTCGCGTACACCGTTGTTTTCCATTTCTACACCTTCAGGAGATACATAAAAGATATGATCATATTCTGAGATAAGATTGCGAGCAAAATCAGTAAATGCCTCTTTATCAATATAGTTTATTGTTTTAGATGCAACTGCAAACGCCATAACATCAATTACAGTACGATCTGTAATAATATTTTCTTGTATAAGCTCCATAGCTCGTTCAGCTAAAAATACTATTTGACCTTTTAATGTTGAGTCAGTATTTAATGGAATGCCTTGTTCCATCAAATATTTTGAACGCTCAGTCCTGAATGTATAATCTTTAAATTCAGGTAGCTCTTTAAGAGCATTTACAAGTGTAGTTTTACCTACACTCATTGTACCACATAATCCTATTCTCATAATTGTGATGATCCTGGTAATACTCTATAACTATCTTCTTCGTAATGTTTTGTAGATACCTCAAAAATTGTAGCACCTTGAGTAAGTGCCCTCAATTGGTGGGGTTGACCTATTTCTAAATCTACAACATCTCCTTGACGAATCACAGTTGATTGTACTGATGCTTTTTCAGTATCAATCCAACTGTATTCAAATTCTCCTTCAGCTACGTACCATGATTCTTCTTTAACTAAATGGTAATGCATTGAAAATTTTTTATCTTTTTCAAATATAAGTAGTTTACCACAATATAATTCATGGTTTACAATCCAAAGCTCGTGTCCCCAAGCTTTCTTGTGAATATCTCCTTTACGAGGGATTGGTTGATATTTGTGTCCCATTAGAATCGTGTTGTTCCTCTCATTGAAGGATTTTTATACCAAGGTAAGCCTTCTCTATTTTTACGGGCTTCTTCCCACTGTTCAAGTGTTAGTTGGCGACCATATAAATGATATTCTTTTTTATATTCTGATTTTTCACCTTCAATAGGTTGAACCGCGGGTCCATCCCAGTTATGGTATTTCCAAGCATCGCTACCACTTTCTTTAAAAAAATAGTGGTGTGCACCTTTAGACCTCATTCGGCGTTCTTCGTAAATTGTTTCTTTTTTCATACTGCGTAATGGCTTAAAAATTCCGGATATTCGGTATCGCGAAGATAATAAGAAAGAATGTCCTCGGCAACGTATATTGCCTGAGCTCCTGATACTGTTATACCTCTAGCTGATAATGCATCTCCCACAAAGTGTACATTGGGAAATTTCGTAAGAGATAGATTACGATAGTTTACAAGTGGTTCAGGTGAAAGATATTTTACTTCAGGAATGTACATACCCCAATCGTCTTTTAATGTTGGGAATACTTTTTTCATGTCCTCGATAAAGTCCATGATATAGCTCCAATATTCACCCATTACATTTTCTACTCCACTTAAATTATCGATTTGGAAAGCTGTAACATTGTTACCTTCAGC